ATAATGTCAACATGTCTATCGGACCTTTTAAAAATCCATATGCTTCTGATAGACAGCAATATAATAGACCATTTGGAAAGTTTAGACTAATATAATTAGTCCCATCACCCTCTAACAAAGCTGGTGCAGCATTATAATGAACTCTAAATCTATATGTAGTATTAGGAGTAGGTGCTAAAAATATTCTACCTGATGTAGTATCAGATTCTCCTGTGGCACCACCAAACATAGCATAATACTTAGGTTGACCTTGCGCAGCTGATGTGCCTGTTACGTCTTGATATTCTTGAAGATAAGTCATATCTTTTTTTTCTAACCATCTATTAGCCCCTGTAATCTCAGATCCTGCTGTATCATAAACTTGTATACCTCTAATAAATACAGCTCCTGCAG